GCTTAACGCCGCTAATGTTAGGACCGCTAACATTGCGTACAGCTACGGTTACTTTGTCCTTGTGGTTAAGCTCGAAAATAGGGCCGTCAGCACCGACGTTAGTAGTAGAAGTCACCTTCTTAACGATTTGCCCTACATAGATTGACTGTCCTTCAATTGTTGCCATGTCAGGCCCCCTTTATACGGTAAGCAAGCTATCGGTCTGAGTCATATGCGCATCAGCCAAAACCTTGCCCGCTCCTTGTCTAAATTTAACCTCACTAGGCTGCTCTTGGCCAGCGAGTGGTTGTGAAATGTTTGCTTGAAATCCTGCAACTTCTTCAGGGCTCATCGAGGCTACAAGGCCTCTGCCAAGAGCCAATCCAAACATGCTCTGCACGTCAAACGGGATTACTCCGTCATAGTCGCTCAGTGTCTCCATCATTGAATCTATAACCTGCGCAGTAACATCCGGAACAAATGCACTTGCCTGTGCAACATCTTCTGAAGTTAGCAGATTGTTAGAGATCAAATAATTTAGGCGAGTCAGCGGGTCTTTAATCATAGCCACTGCACCAGAGAGGCGCTCTAGCTGCTCCGGGGTATAGCTATCAGGCGTCTTATCAAAAGGCCCTTTTGGTGGACGTTGAGGCAGTGCAGACTCGATTAGGTTGATAGCGGCCAAGGCCCTAGTCCTATAAGCGTCAGAAAGCTCTGAGGACGGGGCCTCATCTGCTACTCTATCCAAAACTGCGGTTCGGTTCTCTGTGGACTGTAGGGCTTGGACTCTGCGCTCAATCTCCGCAGCTTGCGCCTCCTTAAGAACTTCACCAGCAGTCGGCATATCTCTCTCAGAGATAATCCCAATAGCTTGCGCAATCGGTGAACGACCAAGAACATACTGACCCCGAGAGCCGTCTTTGCCCTGCACGTTGCTCATCAATCTTTTATTGATGTCTTCGATGCCTCTTTGAACGCCCTTAACGGAGCGATTGTAAAAGCCATTGAGTCGCAAGATGTTGCCAGGGGCAGACCTGAAGACACTGGCTGCATGAATTGCGGTAGCTAGTTTGTATTGTTGAGCCAGCAAAAGGCCAATTACCAATGGGTTTGACGAGGTAAACGGCGAAGATCCAAGCACCTGCCGAGTTTTGTATAAATCAGCAAAAGGCTTATCAGAGGGGGTTTTGCCTGCTGCTATTTGTCTCTCTCTTAGCTTCTTAAGTCTCTGCTCTGATTTCTCAAGAAGGTCTTTATCTATCCTGGCAATCTCTGCTTGATCTTCTGCGACCTTTTTCGTTGCTGCGGTTATCTCGTCAGCCTGGCTCTGCATTGCGACTTCAACACGCTTAATAACGTCGTCTTTGATTTTTTTCTTAGCCGCTTGCTTATCTTTTCTGGCCTTACCCACGCCTGCTTGAGCATCGTCTTTAATCTGACGCTGAAGCTCTTTGTTGTCGGCAAGCTCCTTTTTCAGCTCCGCAACCCTGGCCCTCTTTCTGATAACGTCTTCTTCAAGGTCTTTGATGATTTTTGCGTTTTGAGGGTCAGCCTTAATCTGCTCAATGCTTGATTGAGTTGTCTGAATATTTCCTTCAAGCTCAGTGATTTTCTTTTGATTACCTTGAACGATCTTATCAATAGCGGCTGCGCTTGATATGCGATCACCTCTGATTGCTGCGACAAGAGCTTGTCTCGCTTTATCAATCGTACCGACAGCGGTCTTGGTTGTCTGCGATATGTCAGAGATTGCAGCTTTTCTGCCCTTGGACATTGCAGCTACATTGGCAGTGCCGGTGTCAACAAGTTCTCTTAGCTGAGATACCAGCTCTTCGGTCTCTCCAAATAGGTCAGCCGCTTCTTCCGCTGCCTCTGCTTTGGATGCTTTTCTAAGAGCCTCAACCGCTTGATTGACCGCCTTAACGCTATCATTAGAAAGCGTAACCGCGTCTTTTACAGCTTGAGATGCTTCCTTGTTAAGCTCTGAAGAGCTTTGAGCTTGCGCAGCTTTCTCGCCCTTGGCGACACCAGACTCAATCTCTGCCCTGCGCACAGCCCGAAGAAGCGCAGCATACTGGCCAACCATTTCGCCAAGCGCATCAGGCTGACGACGTGCAACATCCTCAAGAGTCTCGATTGTTAGAAGAGCCCTTGGGTTCATGTTAAGGGCAGACGACGCATCCATTGCAGCCATGACTTCATCGCCAATGAAAGTAAGCTCTTTGTTGATTGGTCCTAGGGCTTCTTCAACGTATCTCGCCGCTTCTAAGGTGAACTCCTTGATCTCATTACCAAGAGTTGCATCGTTTGGTTTACTGGCGAAAATACCTGACGTGTTAGAGTAACTTTCAAGCTCCGCAATAACTTCTTCAAGCTGCTCTTTTACAGCAACGCCTCTTTGATGAACCTCTGGTAATTTATTGGCTCCATCAAGACCCTTTAAGAAAGTGGGGTCCACATACATCTGATTGATCTTATCCAAGGCTCTCTGGATGTACGCTGCCCCGCCAAAGATTTGCTCATTGTTGAGAATATCATTGTTAAATCTGTCGTAGATGTCTGCGTATTCGTTTTTTGTAATTCCCGTGGTACCGGTTTTTGCAGTAAAAGCCTTGCTGTATAGCTGACCAAATGCTGACTTTGCAGATCTAATCGCTGAGATTCCAGCAAATAAATCCTCGGCACTTCTTATATTACCGACTGATTCCTGAAAGCGTTCTAGCTGTTTAAGAATGTCGGCAGAATTTGGATCGCCCAAATTTCTTATACTCAAGATGAGATCATCAAGTTGTTTGCTTACGTATAAGGCGGCTTTCTTAGGATCAATGTTTTCCTTTTTGACCGCTGTAATCATAGCCCTTGATGCTGCGCTCAGGTCTCTCTTATCGCCAGCTAAATTCCTAAATTGAAACTTGCCATTAATAAAATTAGGAGTCGAGCCTTCAAATATCTCACTGTAACCTTCGTCGCCTATTCTAAATTTACCCGTTAAAGACACCAGGGAGTTCTTTAGCGACGTAGTTGCTTTTTTAGTAAATTGATTGATTGCTTCTTTTAGGTCGTTTCGGCCTTGCTTTTGAGCAACCGCTGCACTGGCTAAGAACTCTGAAGAACTTGTAATTGTTTGCTGTATTCTTAGAGCCTCGGCATCTGACTCTCGCTTGAGGCTGTCTCGAATAGCGACCAGCTCCTCAACCTTTTCGTCAAGCTCTGCTTGTCTGGCGGGATCTTTCGCAAGCTGCTCTATCTCAGCCATCTTTTGCTCAGTCTTACGAGCGATATACTCTTTTGGACTGACACCAGCAGCAGCTTCCTCAAGCGCAGCGAGCACTGCTTTATCGTTTGCCAGGGTTTCTCGAAGCTCTTCAATTTGTTGGTCCGCCAACAGACCAGCCGCTTCTTTGCCTTTGTCGCCGCTGTCGATAACGTCACGCCTTGCGGCATTTGCTGTCTCCAGGGCTGCCTGAGTCTTAGCAACCTTTTGCTGCAAAGACTTTTTCTCGGCGGCCACATCTTGAGTTTGCGCTCGACGCACAGCCGCAAGCTCTGACCGAAAACCCCTAAGCTCTGCCTGCTTTGACTGCAACGACTGCGCCCTGTTCTGACGCTGTGTTTTTAAGTCGCCGCTGCTTCTCTCAAGATTAGCCTTTTCTTTGGTAAGCTCACCTACGATTCTCTCTTGCTCAGCGACCGCATCGGCATCACCATTGGCCCGAACATTAGCGAGGTTATCCTCAGCTTCTTTTATGGCTGTATCCAGCCCCTCAAGCCTAGCAACCTCATCAGGCGTAAGAGTTCTAGCTGTAGTCACACTGGCTCTTCTTGCTGCCTTTGCTTGCTCGGCCTCTCTAGCTGCAACCCTTTTGCCCGCAGTAGCGACTGCTCTCTCAGCTCTAAGAACTCTCTCTTCACCAGCGATTTCTGCCAGCTTTTGATCAATCGCGTCTACAGCGGTATCAATCTCAGCTTTGTTCTGAGCAGCCGTCAATCCATCGCCACCCTGATTGTAAAGCTCCTCGGCAACGGCTGGTCGAATAGCTTCGTCAGCTACACCAATTCTAGCCAGTGCTTGAGATGGTAGCTTACCAAGGCGAGACTCTCTAAATTTTTGACGAGCAGCGGAGGCTCCACGGAAAACTTGAGTAGCTGTGCCAATGCCGCCACCTAAATAACCACCAAACTCAAAGCCCTCTTTGAAGCCCGATACAGCGCCAGAGCCCACAGCGGCCAGGACACTCTGTGTCGTTGCATCTGGATTTAGGTGATATTCCTGAACGCCTGCCTGTACCAAATTCCGAATTGCAGAATCGACACCTGCCTCTGTTGCTACGGGAAGAGTGGACTTCGTAATCATTCGCGCAATATTGCGAAGACCCTGACCCTTTACTTCTTCACTGAGAACTTTTGTTACACCCTTGTCTACCAGGGTGCCGACTGAGCTGGTCCAATTTGTTGGAAGGCTCTGAGCTATTTCACCAACGGTTGATTTCCCTACTTTAGCATCAGCAAATCTTTGCAGGTTATCTCTAAGGAATGATTTTTTAACTGCCTGCCTAGCTACAAATTCTCCACCTTCTTTTGCCGCAACTCCAGCGCCAAGAACCGGGTTTGCAAAAAATGCCAAAGCAGCAGTACCAACCCCAGAGGTCAGCTCTCCAGCCATACGTGCTCCGCCAAGCTCTTGAAGCTCAGCTAGGTAACGAGGACTATCAAGGCCAGCTTCGACAAACTCAGTTAAAGCAAACGCTTGATCGGACGCAACGCCTTTACCGAAGGCTTTTATGGCGGAAATAGTAGGGTTGTCGCGGATGTCTTTTCTTTCTCTTTCAACCTCGTAATCAAATTCACTTATCGGCTGAAATACATCAGGATTGCCGTAGGCGTAATTTAAGTCGCTCATACCCTCGGCATTGACCGGGATCTTGATCGGCTTTCCGCCTACGGAGAAATATCTAAATTCTAATCCGCTTTTAGCCATTGTCAGTTACCGCCGCCGAGTCCACGATTTTGCATCATTTGCTTGGTTCTAGGACTAAAGGTTCCCTTTGGCTCATATACGCCTTGTTTGTTTAGCTTGTACCCTCGTGAAGTCATGGCTCTATCGGACTCAATAGTGGCTTCTTTTGGCTTGAATCCGTTAGCAATCGCCTGATTGTAAACAGCATCAGCCGCCAGCTTATCAGCCATAAACACCAAGAATGATTGAACTTCATCAATCGGCACATTCGGGTTAGCTAAAAGCTGAATAAAGATACCAACATCTTTGTTCGAGATAGAGCTTGATGATTGATTCTGTGACGCCAAGCCAAAAGCAATTTGGTTAACTTTGTTAGCAAATGTAATTAGCTCTGGGTTATCCCCAACAAACAATTTAGTTTTTAGGACTCCCATAATGCCGCCAACATCTCCGCTTGCAACAGCTCTTTCTACGGCCTCCATAATTCCAGGCACGGCAGCCGTATCAAGCCCTTCGGCTTGAAGCGCCTTTCTGTATTCGTCCAATGAGCCAACAGCTTCCAAAACATTTTGTTGAGCGCCCTGAAGTCTTGCGGCTTCAGCACCCGCGTCACCTTTTGCGGTTTCGCTAAGCTGTTGCCCCGCCATGGCTTTCTTTTCTGCCAGGTCTCTAGCTTTAGATTCAGCGATTGCTGCATCTCTTCGAGCAATAGCTTCCTCACGGGCAACCTTAACGCCTTGAGCCTTAAGATTAGCGTTGTTCGCTCGGTATTGATTAACTAGCTGAACCCTAAACTGCTCTTGAGATACGTTACCCTGCATGTTTGCTGTCGCAGAATCGAACAAGTTCATAGCCCTGCGCTCAAGAGCTTCTTTCACGGTCTTTTCGGCAAGCTCCTCGTTTTTGAGAATGCCAAAGGTTTTTGCGTAAAGGTTATCGGCGAAGTTTACGCGGTCTTTTAATCGATTGTATTCATCTCGCTGACGCTGAACTTCTCGGTCAATAGTCTGATTGACCAGGGTCAGGCCAATGTTCTCGCCTTGGCCACCGCGAAATCCTCGTGCGGCTTCGCCCAGGGCGATTGAGATGCCTGCCATAATCTTAGAGCCAAAGGTCTTAAAGGGCCCTTGATTGTCTGGCTTGTATTCTTCAACCGCTTGCAGTGCTTCGTTAAATCGAGTCTGGCTTTCTTGAAAAGATTGCCTAGCGGCGGCCATCGCCTCAGATTCTCTTCGCTCGTCAATTTCTTTTAGGCGAGCTTGTAATTCTCTGGACGGTCTTTCAAGATCAAACCTTCTAGGAGTTTCCAGTTTGTAGCCACCAGGCATCCGAAGGTTTGCTAATTCTGCTGCGAGTTGCTGATTCGCTGCCTTGGCAACATCCGGATCTACTTCGCCAAACTCAACCACGGTTGGCTTCATAGGCACGTCTCGACGATTGTAAAACTTACTCTCGTCTCTTTGAAGAGCTTTAGGAGTTACGCCCTCTGGCATATCCCCGATCATTTTGCTTGCTCTGTCGTCAGGGGTAAAAACGTTGCCAACGCCTTCAAGAAAATCTAGAAAAAAATTACTCTCTTCTTCTATAGGTTGCGGCATAGGCACATCTTTTGGCCTATAGGTAAGTGTGCCTCCCGAAGTCTTTTCAGGATCACGCGCCTTTATAACCTGGCTTTGCGGTTCGCTATCAGCCATCACTTACCCTCCAGCTTCTTGATGCGGTCGTTAAGGTTCGCCATGCCCGCGAGCAACTTACCAAAACCTTCAGGGATCGTCTTCACGCCACCGACTTCTTTAACCATATCTTTCGGCATGTCTTGCGCCATCACGCCGTAGTCGCGCTCCCCACCAATATCGTATTCCTTAGCAGAGAGACCGTCTAGCATCTTGCGAGTCTTTGCGTTTCCATCTTTGATGTTAGACTTCATGTCTTCATCAGAAATCATCCTGCCAAGACCCCCACCAAACTGACCGCCTGCTGCCATAAGGCCAGCAGCTACAGGCAACGAGAGACCTAACGGACCCATAAGGGCTAAGGGAAGCGCTGCTCCTGCTAGGGCACCAAAGCCACCACCGAGCATAGAGCTTCTTTCTTGCTGAAGCTGCTCACGCGCCTTTTCTTCCTGGTACTGTTGTATCTGGCCAGTGGTTTGAAGCTGATTCCGCATATCTTGAATTTGGCGAAGTCTGGCTTGATCTGCCATAGCCGCTTGAGCCTGAGCTTGAGCCATTGACTGTCCAACGCCTCGCTGAGCTTGAGTCCTAGCTGCCCCTGAAAATCTACCACGGGCACCAGCAGCGACACCTGTTTGAGCAGCGGCTAGTTCGCGTTGCTGTCGAAGGATATCTTCAGCGGCTAAGCTGCGCTCACCAGTGCCTCTGCGCAGTCTATCTGCCTCCATACCAAGAGAAAGATACTGACCGACCTGTGGCCCTTCTAGACCCATTTCTTCGGCGCTACGCGCCTGAGCAAGCTCGCCTTCGTTAAAGCCTTCGTATCGTTTCTGAAACTTGTCTTCCGCTCTTTGTACTCGCGCCTTTTCCATGCTCTCTCGGCGCTCTTCCATGGACTGTTTTTCGCCTGGTCTTGCCATCTTATAACCCCAATGCTTGTAAGAGTCTTAGTTGATCTTCCAGTGTGGGCTCGCCAGGCAGCAAATCCTGATTGATTGCCCTGTTAAAACGCTTGAGTCTTATTTTTTCAGCTAGCATAGGATCTATTCCGCCAATTCGAGCGCCAAAAGAATCATCTAAAGCGGCTTGAAATCCAGGGTTATCCTCACCTATTCCAAAAGCACTATCAACCGGAGACAATCTCATTGAAGGTAACCCCATTGGGTTTAAGTCAGTTTGTTGATAAACTTCCACGTCTTCAGGGGCAGCCGCTCGGTTCAGCAAGGCTTCATTCATAGCATCTAAAGCTTTTTGCTCTCGTCTCATTTCTGCCGCTGCCATATCGCGAGCAACATCTTGCTCTAAGTTTTTAAGAGCCTGCGTTGCGATAAAATCATCAGCCTTTCTGTTCAGAGCTTCGACTGCTCGCTCATTTCTCCTGCGTGATTCTATATCTGCAAGAGTTTGCTCCTGAAGAAGTTCTCTTTCAGTAGCGTCAATTACGGCATCTTGCTGTCCCATTTCAGAGCCGAGATACAACCGTTGAAGCGTCTCCTGACCAGGGTCATAATCAGGGTTCTGCTCAAGAAACTTTAGAGCACCCGCAATGCCGCCCTTTGCTTCGGCATCTTGCAGCCCTTTAGCCAAGAGTTCTTGTTGCGCTTGATAGTCCGCATAAGCACCTACACCTGCACTGAGCCCACCAGTCAAGGCTTGCAATGCCCCCGACATTTTCTCGGTGTTACGCCCAAAGTCTCTAAGTCTGCCTTCTCGCTCGCCTGATGACACCACTTCTCCAAGGCGGCCCAGGCGCTCAAAGTCTTGCGCTTGCTGCTGCGCTTCACGCTGCATAGCTTGTTGCGCTGCTCCACCTAGAACTTGCTGAGCTATCTGACCTCGCAGCACCTCATCTACCTGACCAGTTGCTTGCTGCCTTGCTAGTTCTTGCATTGCTTGTGATGCAATCAATTTTGCTTCTGGTTCCATGACTGCTCCTAAAATGTATTTGCCGCTGGCAGTTTGAAGGTTCCCGCACGCGCACCAACTTCAAAAGCGATTCCGTTAAGTATAGCCCCTTGCGAGGTTACACCTCCATGCTGAACCACTATTTGCAGCTTTACTGATTTGCATTTTTGCTTCGTCAAATGAACGCGCACATTTTCTGGATCAGACGGAAGGGTGCTAATCGTATGTGTCTCTGTAAATGTGTCGTCGTTATCAAACGCAAAATTCATTTGAAGAGCCGCAGAGCCCACGCCTACATCTAAATCATAAAGCAGCATGGCCCTATAAACACGCTGGGCTGACTGAAGACCCGCCATGTGCATCTTGTTGAGAATGACACTAAGCGTTATGTCTGAGAAAGTAGATCCTGCCTGGTCTTGAAATCTCTCAACCTGCCTAGATATTGTTCCATCCAACCCAAGCACAACATGCGACCTATCTTTAATCGCAGTTTTAGATTGAATCTGAGAGACTGGCTTTGCTGTTGACGTCACATCCCAGTCCGACCACTGCTTGAAAAAAGTGTTGAACACGCAGCATCTAAACTCAGAAGAGATATCATTAGAGTAAAGAACTCTAATTTCATTGTCGTGATCAAAAAGAGCAATGTCTAAAATCTTGTTGGCATTAGACAGAATATCTTCGACCTGTGCTCCTACATATTGAATCTGCCCGTTTGGAGTAATTAGGTACAACCCACGAGATGATATGTAGAAGATGCCAAATGCGTGATTTAAATGAGGTGACGCGAGGCTGAGACCCTGACCCTCGCCTATTGACATAGGCTGAGAGAATGCGCCTTGACCAATTGCATTAGGACCCTCGCCGTAAACCGCAAACACATTGTCAGGCGTAAATATCGCAAAGAAATTTTGACCAGTTTCTACACCTGATATGTTTTGAATGTCGCCAGGTATATCAATGATAAACTGAGGAGCAGGAAACCCTGGGGCAGTTAGTTGAGACAACGGCTTAGAGAACCTTACAAACTCTGAAGCAGCAGCGACAACAAGTCTTCCTTTATGCAGAACCATGTCAGTCACAGACCCCGGTTGTTGGTCTGTTAAAACGCCGCCCGTTGTGTAAACAGCCTCACTATCTTCGTAAGTGCGGTCTGATCCACCGCTGTCTTGAAATCGAATATACCTGTTCGTTGTATAGCCTGTTGTCTTAACTTTTCTAAATATAGTCGATCCAGGATTGGCTCGATATGCGACTAAGTTGTACTTAGCATATTTTCTAGAAATCTGGTCATTATAGATCAATGCCTCAACAGTATCAGTGGTTGATACTGAAAGCTCTACGGCTGGAGACGTGGGAGATCTATGAATGTTGCCTTTGGCATCTACGAACTCGTAAGTGAAGATATAAGAATAAGACCCGGTGCTTTCAAATGCTCCATCGCCGTTAGGTATAGCGTAGATATTTCTTACTGCCGGGTAATCGTAAAAACCATTCTCAACAACTTCAACGCCATCGTAAGAAAACAAAGCGCCGCCGCCATAAAGCATCTGAGTGCCTGCTGACACTGCTGGTAGCTTTCTTTTGGGCAGAAGATCAACAACTGACTTCGCTGCATTGTAGCCATCAGAAACAACGGACGTAGTGCCATAAGCCAAATGAAAGAACCCGGCTTCAGGATCTTTGCTTATAGGCACGTTATCAGCTTCTAAGTTTGTGACAGCAGTAAATAGCCTTCCCCCACCGCTTCCGTTTTTGTTGTTGAAATCCAAAGCAGGACTAACGCTTTGATTTCCTGTCGGGAGATAAGCTACAGGGGTCCACGCTCCGTTAAAAGATGTATCTGGGCTCCATGCCATGATGCAATCATAGGAGTTATCGGTCTTGCCGTTTCCGTTGCTCATATTCATGGCGACATACATAGGCGCAGGCATAGAGCCAGAATAAGACTCACCATAGACGTTTACAGGAAACCCAAGATACGGGTCTGTCAAAACAGTGGCATTTGCAAATGTTTGTTCTGCCGCTGAGACGGTCAGTGAACCCCCGGAAAGAGTCGCATCAAATGTTTCCGTCTTGTAGTGGTAACATACATTTTCAAAAACTGGAGATGCGGCTAAATCTTCATACCCAGGGGTAATATTAAAAACAGCTCCACCTAGGGCAGCGTTTATCTGATTTTGAATATTTGTAGTCTCAGCGGCCCCAGGGTTAAACATAGTACCGCCCTCTAGGACGGTAATGGTCAAATCGTGCGGCGAGTTCGTATAGTTGTAATAAATCTTGGCGCTTGACTCAAAGTTGTTTGAAGCCGCCAATGGATCAATCGCTATAATTCCAGAAGAATTAGGGCCACCGCCTGTTCCGTGGATAGCAGTAGCGCTCTTTAACGGAAAATATGTAGTGCCTGTGGTTTGTCGCGAAAACGGAAAAGCTCTATCAGTGTTAGGGAAGGGTATCGCTGAAGTTAATACTAGCTTTCTCTTGTCTACCTGGGACGGATAACTGCTTCCGTCAAAGGTAAGTGGAGCCTGAGTTCCGCATATCAAAATGCGACCTTCGCCAGAGTCAGGGATTATGTCATCTGAGTTAATGGTAAAGTTGCTTGGATCTACAGTAAATATCTTCACAGAGCAGGGAGATTTTGACGAACTAGTCCCAATCGTCAAGCCAACTACAACAGTCTCAGAGCCAGGGTCGCTTAAATGATATTTGCACAAAAACCCTGGGGACAATCTTAACGTATTCTGAGAGATACCTCGGCTTATTCCAGTGCCTGTGGATGCAGTGAAAAGAGTCAAAGCTGTTGAGTTTGCGTCTGCGTTTCCTGCTCCAGTTAAAGACGATAATGAGAACTTTTGCAGCAAAGCAGAATCAATAGTGCTGCCGCTGCTATGCTCGTAATAGGCCAAATAAAGTTGACTGTTGCTAGTCGTTACGCCCATAGCAGAGAAATCTGCATCAGTAGTAATGTTGGCTGAGGTCGATGTTCTTAACCTGTACACTCCCGAAACGAGAAAACTATCTGTAGACGAAGAGTATGTTATCTTCTGATAATAAACCGAAGACCCTGACGTTGTGTTAAACACATTGTAGACAGCAAAAATATTGGACCCAATGTTAACAAGATGCAGGCTTGGAGTACCGTTGTTTCGGCCAGAAGCGCTATGAGATATTGAGGCTCCTGCATAGAGGCTTAAAACCTGCATTAAAGAGCCTGTGTTTCTGTCTTTAATTGCCACTTCAAGAGTAGACGCCGTGCTGCTACCCACAACATACGCATAGATATCAACGAATACATTGCTACCTGTTGAATACGTCAGGTGCTTCACATTCGAGATATTGTTAAGAGCGCTTGATCGTTCATCAGTTTTGAAAAATCTAATATCGTGCAAAGTGCCTACTTTAGAACAATACTCTGCACCTGTAGATGTTTCCGTAATAGTCGCTAAGCTTAGTCCGTCAGCAACTAAAAGCTCTCTATTGTACTCATCTATCCTAGAGGCTCTATCCAACACGTATCCTGACGTTTTGGATATTGTCTGGTTCTTGGTTCTGTACCCGTGCCTTTTCTCAATTTGGCCTTCTTTGTTAAAAACTGCATTTTCAGCAAGATCTAGACTGCCTGGCTTAGCAGTTTCACTTGAAGACTTTTCATCTAGTCCAAGAGAAAATGGTAGCGATACTGTTTGCTTCTTTAGCGCCATCAGAAAATCCAAATACTTACTTTGCAAGAAACGTTGGTCGATAGAATAATTGTGCTGGACTTCTTAGCGTTTATTGTCTGCGACTCAAAGACTGCCGCTGCGCTGCTTTTGCGGACAATCAAGTAGCCTTGATAATCTCTTCCAAGGGAGTGGCCTATAACTGTATCTTCAAAAGACCCTGGCGGCTTGGTAACGGTTACATCTTCTATAAGCTGACCATCTAGAAGTGGGCACGTAGAGACAAAATCAGCAAAGTCTTCGACTTCTCTCTGAAGTGATCGCGAATCTTCGCCTAATTGAGACTGGCTGGAAAACTTAGCCATGTATCACCCCCTAGTAGCGAAGAATAAAGTCGTCTCTGAATCGACCCTTGCGAACATCGCGGATAGCAAACGAACCACTGGCATCACGTGGGCTAATGGCTCGAATAATACGACTAGCGAGTTGCTGACGCTCACGCTCTAAAGCAGAAACGTCAGACTCCTCTTTCATAAGCATACGGATTGCAGTCGCTACAACCACGTATTCTTCATAGCCTGGAATTACGTTTGTTACCGATGTCACTGCTGGACCATTAGAGTCCGAGTCTTTGAACTTTGTAGCTACAGGGACATAGTAAAGCGTAATCGTGCCTGACTGTGAGTTTTCCGGAATAAGCTTAATCTTATTCCCTTCGATCTTATACATTGGCTCAGCCAACTGATCGATAACAGCGTAGGGCGTATTGTAGAGGTTGCGATCAGAGAAGGAGTAAGCTCTGAGCGTCGAAGTAATCCCACCGGAATTATAATCAACGCCCAGAGCCTTGTAGAATGCACCATTTGGATAGGTTGCAACAACTTCCGTAGGTAGATCTTCACCGCCAGAAGCGAGTGGAATCGTATACGTGTGAGTTGAAACAAAATAGTCTTCGTAGCTTTTGACCATAAAATCATGAAGCTCTGACATACTAGAGTTTAGGTAGTCCCTAATCTCTTCGTCTGTCACGAAGTTACTATTCACCATATCGGCGCGGCGACGCGCACGAGCGATTAAGCTACTTTCAGTGTACGTCGCCATGCCCCCTCCTTATGCACGCATGTCTAGGTAGTCATCAAGGGCATCGACGAACGCGCTGCCGTCTTCTTCCTTGATAGCCATAGCCATGCGTCTTCCCGCATCTTCTTTTGCCTTGCTGTAATCATCTTCCGGAGAGCCTTCAGCATCTTTGCCTTTGGCTTTATCCAGAATCATGACCGCAAGACCTTTGCCCTTGCCCTTCATTACTTAGTCACGCTTGTGTTCAAGAGAAACATAGTAACAAAGAAAGCATCACCGGCAACCAAGTCCTGACTCGCTGTGACGACAACACTTGGTGTCTCAAGGACTGGATCAGTCGCAGAGCCACCTGAAACGTTTTCAGAAACCGCCTCAATAAAGGCTGCTGTGCCGCCGCCATCTGTGGCTTTCGTCACTTGAATAGCAAGTGCAGCTTCATACTTGTCGGCAAGTTTAATTCTGAACATTTTGTCAGTTAAACTTGCCCCTGATTCAGATCCCCATTCAACTGACTCAATGCCGTTGGTGGCAATATCGTTGCCATCCGCATCAGTCAAAACTGCTGTAGCATTTACAGGGTCAGTCTCAGTGGTGAGCTTCACCTTGGTCGCAATGATCTTCACTTCCCGATTGGAAGACTGAACATCAAAAAAAGTTCTGTTAGCCATCTTTCACTCTCCTTATGCTAGAGCGATTCGACAGTTGTATCCAGGCGCGGTGCAAGCAACGTTACCATAGAAACCAACCCGAAGCTCATAAGAGTCATCGTTGTGGATTCGAAGCATACGATTGCCATCAAGGTCAAGAATATGCGGAGCAGGCCCAAGACTGTTAAGAGTCCAGGTATCCATCTGGAGCAAGTATGCAACGTCAGGAGTACAGTTCTGGTCAGCAATGATCTTGATAGGACCTTTTGGCCCAATGATGCTAAGAGCCTGGAAGCCAACATCAGCGTCGTCGCTGCTTACTTTGTCGTAAACAACCTTTGAACCAAGAGCTTTCTCAAGGTTTGCGAACTGAGTGTAATCCAGGAAGCAGTAGTTTGGTGAACCACCTTCACGAGCAAGACGACTTGCTGCGCTAATAAGTGCTTCTTCAAGAGGCATTGAAGAGCCGTCAAAAGGAACACCTGCAAGACGGGTACGGTCTACAGTTCTATCAAGAACGCCAAAGAAGTTTGCCGGTGGGGTTCCACCGGGAATCCAAGCTTCAAGACCAGAGATCTTCACGCCAGAAGAAGCTCCATTTTGAGCATCCCCAATTTGAAAGATGTAGTAACTAGTTCCGTTAACCAAAGCACCAGCACCGTCAAAAGTAAGCTTTCCGGTGTCACGATTTACTGCTGTAATGGTCAAATCAGTGAGACCAACAACTGCGGTGGTTGCAGCCGTAGAGAACTGGCACTTCATACCAACTTCAAAGTTGGTCACTTGCTCAGGCTTAGCCAAAGTAATGGAGTTGTCAACAGTCGCGAATGGCCCGAGGCCAATTTGACCAGAGCCGTCGCCATACATTGCTACAGCAAGTGATCGACTAAGCGACTTGATAGCGCCGTCAATTTCCATGGTAGCATACTTAAGGAACGCATCTGCATTGCCTTCGGTAGCCTTGATGGTTTCACCGGTGATTCGCGCGAAAGAGTAATCTTTCACACGCTCAATAACGAATCTCTCAAGACGGGTGCCTGAGATAAGACCTTGACCAGTTGCAAAGTCTGCTGATCGACGGTTGGTGATTCCGTACTGTAGAGGAATCGGCATATTCTCACCGCCGAATCGCTCATACTTAGGCATCATCGCAAGTAGAGGGTTGTCGCGATAAACCATGTCTTTAATGGTTAGTGCTTTATAATGTTCTTTGAGGGCTTCTGTGACCTGATCCAGGTCCAATGCCGATTTAGTTGGTACTGGCATAACTCACTCCTTATAGGGGCAAGCTATCTCTTACCCCTAGCGAAACAGATTTTTCCCATACTTGTTCACCAACAAATCAATAGACTGCTGGCGGCTAAGCTTCTTGGGCTTATCCCCCGGCGCACGCTGCACCTGGGTGTTTGTCAAAGTTTTGGGTGGCGTTTTCTCAGAAGCCTTAGCTTCCTCTTGTGCTTGCCCCGCCTCGGGCTCTGTCTTCGCTGGAGCGTAACGCTCTTTGAGTCGTTGCTCTAGTTTCGGTACTGCGAGGTACTTTTCTGCTTCAGCCTCGTAGTAGTCCTCAACCATCTTGGTAGCATCGTCATAGCTCATCACTTCCTGCGTGCTGTTGTAGTGCTCTTGCATAACCTCAGCGACGACGTGGTAAGCATTGTTAGCTTTAACGAAGTCGAACTCACTTGTATTGTCCACGAAAGTTTTGATCTCGTCAACAAATGTCGAATAAGTGTCTTGGTACTTCTTTGCCTCTTGTTGCTTTTGCAGCTCAGCCCGCTCCGCTTTCATGGCGTCAATCTCGTCCCGAAGGCGCTTCATCTCCCCCGCCATCTTCTGCTCAGGGGTAATCTCGCCATCTTGCAAGACTTGTCGGCTAAGGGCTTCGTAGTCTAGCCCTAACTTCTGCATGACCTCGTAAGGGTTCTCACGTGCAAGTTTCTGTAGGTCATCAAACGATGAGACCGTACCTTTGCGAGCATCAAGCTCTTGCTGAACACGCTTCATTTCGTCACGCTCTTGGCGCAACTTCTTCTGCTCGCGAGCTAGTTGGGCAAATCTTCGAGAGAACGGGTCGGGCGCTGGTTCGGGCGGAGTTCCTGCATCGCTGCTCTCCACTCCATCGTTATTATCATCCGCTCCAGTTGTTTCATGTGGAACGTCTCCTCCTCCAGGGGCTTCTCCAGCATCTCCTCCAGAAGATTCTCCCATATCAGGAACTGATTGAACCTCTTCTCCAACTTGACCCTCTTCAGTCATGTTCTCTCCTTAAACTGGCACACCTTCTAGCGCGGCACCAGTTGCTTGTGGGGCTGGCAATTCTGCTTCTGCCAGCACGTCAATGGCTTCCTTCGGCGGAGTCGCCGTAGGCGTTAGTTCGGTAGGTGCGGGGCCACCAGCAACTGGGGTTGGCCCTCCAGGCATGGCAGCGACTGGGGGTGCCGGTGGCTGGAGTAGCTTAAAGCACTCCTGCATATATCGACGCATCAAGTTTAGCCGGTCTTCAGGGGCACCGTTAATCTTCGCTTCGATATAAGCCCGCTGAAAGAACTGTAGGTGAAGTTGCAGGTTACTGAAAGGCTCTGGTGGGTGGTACTTGCCCTTTTCCAAGATCTCTTCAACCAACATCTCGGCCTCATCAAGTGGAGCTGTAGCCAACTTGTTGTATTGCTCAATGTCTGGGAAATCTAGAAGACTGCGAGTCTCCGCCTTATCAAGCAGCCCTGCCTGCGACATTTCAATGACTGTCTGCAAACGTGCGGCTGGCGTGGTCGGGAGAAGACTCGCTGGGTATACCTTCATTCGGTACTGGTCTTCACGCAGATTAATATCAGACCACTTAATCTTCTCAATCTCTTTGTCGCCGTAAGAGATGACTTCGTAGGTTTTACCCTGCTCAGATACATCTTTAGCTAGGTCAATCATCTGACGTGCAATCTCTAGGAATGCTGACTCATACGCCTGACCAACAATTACAAAGCGCTCGGTTTCAATGTCGCTGTACTCACGCAGAGCAACACCAGACTCTAGACCCGCAGGCTTGAGACTTGTCGCGGACAACTGACTGATACCAGAGATCTCATAGGCTCGGTTGTAGAGTCGGTCGAGGTGGCTAAACACCTCACCCGCTACAGTCTGCGGTACGAAGAAACGCGGTGGCTGACCTTCGTATTCGATGATGCCCCAGGTCTGGTTGTTAATCTGCTCTTTCGCTACCTGTGAACCACGCTCCAAAAACACCTTCGGAGTCGCCAAGTTCATCTGCTCCTGAATGTTGAGGAGAAGCTGGTTAATTTCTGCTTGGATGCCGCGGAGTTGCTCAGCCAGACCTTGGCCATAATAGCCGAGCATACGGCGCGACCAACGCAGGGTCACAAACGGAAAATAACTTTTGGTGTATTTCTCATCAAAGAGCGTAGCGCCATCAATGCAGATAAGGTGACGGCCATCGTCTGAATCCTGAGAAGACGGGATGTGCCACGCCTCAATCACCTCAATCATATCGCCTGTGTTGTAGCTTCGGTCTTCCGGGTCGCATGGGCTTGCTGCCGCGACCTCGGCTTTGTGGTTCGGGAATAATCCCGCCACTACTTCACGAGGCATGACCTTGCGCTGAAACATTTGACGCGGGTCGCCATATCGAGCCTCATACTCATCGACGATGATTTCACTAGGAAACACTCGGTCTACCTTGACCTGATTGTCCTCTACAAAGACTTTTAGCACGCCAGTGCCAAAGACGCAGCTATCGAGGAACACGCGCTGCATTACATTGTAAAGGTCGGTTTGGTAGAACATACCATCAACAAACTTGGTCAGTAGCTTAGCCTTACGCTTAAGGCTGAAGTCACCGCCGCTTGTCAGGAAGATAGGGCGCGGTCTCGTTTTGCCAATTTTAGCTGTGACCGTATTACAGCAAGATGCAATGACGTTAAAGGTAACGCGCTCATCCTCAGAGAGTGACCGTGTTGTGTATGCTGCGGGGTTGAGAGCGTTGTTGTAATAGTTCTCAAATAGGGACAAATGCAAGACATCGTAGTCGGTCCTGGTCTCGATTCGATCTTTCAAGTCCTCAAGCAAAGAGTAAAGCAGATCGTGAGGATTCTCCTCGCCGGAATCCCACCAAAACTTTTGACTTATATATGCACTTGCACCCTTCATTGTAGCCTCTCAATCGATGTTCCCGCAGCCCACCATCTCTCGGAGTCTTTGCGGTCTAAGTTCTTCGCTGCATTACCCCAGTGCTCATCCTCAATCATCTCCCAGTACTCCGGGGTTCCGTATTTCGGTGGCTCTATCGGGGCCTCGTATCTATAGTGCCTGCACTCTCGCCAGGCGTAAAGCGCAGCATCAGCGAGGTGGTTCTCAAAGCGTCCATCTTCTTTGCGATGGTCTTCATCCCACTGAAGATTCTGCCACTCGTCTAAAATGTCAGAGTCTCGTGTTACCTTGAGGATGCCATCGGCTAGGTCAGAGTTCATCATATCGATGTAGCTCATCTTCTTGGTTTTTTCCGCCGGGTAAATAGGCAGCCCGTAGCGAACCTTAAACTCCTCCACAATAGATTTACCCAATCCACCTGTGTCGGCGACGATTCTGGTGAAGTCGTACTCGTCGGCAAGATCACCGATTCGCTCTGCAATGTCGGTGGGCAGCATCTTGGATTGCTTTTGGCAGTCGACGATGAAGACATACGGTAGGTCTCGACTATAAGCCATGACGACGAAGGCAGTTGCATCGTGGTATCCAAGGTCGACCCCAAGGATGTATTCGAAATCATGGTCGTCGGGGAGGCCGTCAACAATGTTGTGGGAGTGATAGCGGTACACAAGCGAATCGTCTGACCTAACCCAACGTCCGCACCACTCTCGCAGGTATACTGGATTGTCATCTCCCCAGCCTTTGGACTCGCGCTTCTTGTCGAGATACTCTCCAGCGTGTGGGATGTACTTGTTTTCAAGAATGGTCCAGTGATGCTGACTGAATCCGGGCCGAAGTCCTGTCGATGCTTCATAGAAAAATCCTGAGCAACTTGCGGTAGGCGTACCAATCATTGCCAAGGTGCCATCGCAGTCAATTAGCGCCGGCTCCAAGACTTCTTCGACCAGTGCATCAATATGCCGACCAAAAGAACCAGCCTCATCAAGAATAACAAGCTGATACTTTAGACCACGAAGTTTATCGATATCCGCCTCGTCATTGGCACCCGTGAGGATGATTTGACTGTGATTTGGGAAGGTCGCGGTCAATTCTGAGTTGTTAAAGTGGATATTTAGGTAATATTTGCGGTTTGCACGCTGTAATTCTGACCACATAAGCTTTTTTGCGCTTGCACGGGTCAATGCGATGTATGCGCACGTCGATTCCGCAAATTTCATGCATGTTTCAATGAGATAATAGCAAGATGCATAAGTCTTACCGGCTCGACGACTACAAAGGGCCGTTTTTAGGCGTGATTCGTCGGTAATGTACTCCATTTGCTGCGGTAAGAGGTGTTTATGCCAAGCAAATGAGCGGTTTTCGGCATCTGGGTTCTCATCCCGTAGCTCGGACAGGTCACCATGCCGCTTTAGGTACTCTTTTAGTACCTGACGCGCATCATACTGCTTGTTGCTGTTGTTCATCGGCTACCGCCTTGATTTTTGGTTTTCGACCCCGTTTTGGGGTCTCTTTTACCCCCATATCGGCAGAATCCAGTGGTCCCATCCATGAAATGTTGTTCACGGGCACAAATCGAGGGTCTGAGTCGCCTAATTTAACTGAAATCCAGTTACCCATAAGCTCAAGAGTAAAGTTTGGGTTGGTGACGACATCGATAAAGCGCTGATTGAACACCGGACGGGCGTTGTCACTGATCATAATACATTTAAGCTTCACTGACTGCATTGAGGTGGCCTCCATAGAGTTTGTCTATCTGTTCCAAGCCACCCTCGTGGCAGAGATGCGGAACATACATAATGTTGTGATTGCGCAAATCTTTGCGCAGCGGAAAGTCGTGACTAGCCATTGTTGGCTCACCCTTGCTGTACTCGAACATCTCCAGCATGGCGGTCATGATGCCAAACATCCGGTACTCGCGTTTGACATAGCCCCAGTGGGTAATAAAAAATTTTTCTGACCTTTGCGCGCAGACCCAACCGCAGATTTCATCATCTAGGTCTGGCAGGTCCACCACTGCAACGACTGTATGGGCTTCGCTCAGAAGTCTGCCCACAACCTGGCGGTGAATTTTATCCACCACCGTTTTCGGAATGTGCTTATTCTGGCCCGCGTATGACTTAAGCCAGTTCGAGTAAATCATCGGCGCATCGGACGCATCGGCCATGCGAAGCCTGATCGGTATGCGCCTTTCTTGTGCCAGCGCCATTATTTGCCCCCTTTGGTCTCCAACTGCTTGAAGGCTTCCCCAGCCAACCTTTGGAGATCTTCATCGCTCATGCTACTCAACTGATCATTCTGTCGCAAGCCCCGCTCAAGGTCTCCGAGCTGACAAAGGCTTCTTGTCACCACGCCAAGTAACTTAACTTCTTCCGCTGATAAAGTCTCGTGGTATCTTCTGGTGCTGGCATCTGCAAGCTTTCGACTCTCGCTCTCCAGCACCGCATAAATATTCTGCTGGATATCTGCCAGTCTGGGCAGGTATCGGGCTTCGACCGGGGTTGCGTTCATACGGACAGACTTGTCGGCCTCATACGCCAGGGCCTTGTCGGTATCCTCTACAAGATCTGACTTGTCCTGCTTGCTCAGTGCTCCAAACGCATTGGTATCGTAACGGGCTACCAATTTCTTCATGTCCATCATTTTGTCACTCATACCAAAAGCATAACTAAAATCTAATTGCCTGCAAAGTTGCGAATTCTGCGAAGTGAAATCCTGCGACATCTGCGACACTGAAATTAACTTCCCGATTTATCGCCAAGGGCGGGACATTAAATGGGGACATTTATTCCTAAGCAATATCAAAGGGTTACGCGGAAACTAGTTAATTTATAGGAACACCCCCCTTTTCAGGGGGAGATTTAACCTGTTGAAAACAAAAGAGAATTCGAGGAACGTGTCGAAACCCCCAAAAACAGGGGTAGATTAAGTATGATTAACGCACTGCGTTATTGGAAAATGTGAATAGTGCGTGTGAGGGTATTCTAATACTAAATCTTTTTCTAAAACCGGGGGTACCCCCCGGCCCGTCCCAGTCCGAGAATGACACTGCGTTCGTCTTGATGTTTCGCAATTTGCTAACAGCATTCTCATGTTGCTAAACTGTGTCACATTGAGATGTTGTCGCTGAATGCAACACGCGTTCCTGTTGTCGCAGTACGCAACACGTTCCTATGTCGTCTCACTATGCAACATGGTTGGTGTTGTCGCAGTGTGCAACACAGGGTTGACAGGTGATGACAGGCGGTGTTGTCGCATAACGCAACACAGGCTCATTCACAATCTACTCGTGAGTAGACCGAGTGCCCGATGTACGTTTGACGCATTGTGTTGATTAAATAGTTAACAAAAGACTTGACGCCCTGAGGCTTGCGAGGTTGCCCTCTAAGGCGCTCAAGGGCTTATTGACGTTACCATATTCGGCAACACCCGAACGTCCAACCTCGGCAAATTCGACATTTATTGTTGCCTGACCTGCAAACATTGTTGTCAATAGGTTGGGGCCAGAAAGGGCGAAGCGGTGGCAGTGTAGGTCGCATATGCCCACCGCCCCGACCCACTGTGTTAACGCTCCCACGGTGCCTCAGGCGCCCACCACGCGCCAAGCCAGCCAGGGCGAGAGGTCGGACTTCCTGACTTATCGCCCATTTATCGCCAAGCCCCTTGGCCAGAAATAAACCCCAATGGTTACAGGTAGTTATGTTATATATTAAGTATATATTATATATATATATCTACCCCTACCTCTCACCTCCTGAGAGGACCTAGGACGCCCCTACCCTGACATAATGACAAGACCCCCTGGCCAGAAGTCAATAAATGCCAAATCATGACCTAACCCCTTGAAATCATTGACTTCATTTATCGCCAAAACCTTGGTAATAAATCAGCGCCTATATGTTGCCTAGGTATGCAACACATGTTACCATAGAACCTGGGTGTCTTGAGCGGTTCAAGCCACCCTGGGGCAACGGGGCCCCCTCTGAAATTTGACGGAGAACTGAAATGACAACAATGAGCAAGCAACAATGGCGCAACGTACTAAAGCAAAACGCCCCGGGCTACTGGTGGTCGGACTGTAGGAATCAAGAGGGCGGTCTCATGAGCGTGGCAGTGACCCGCCGGGATGGTGAGACCACCTGGAAGATCGCAGACTGGTCATGGACTGGGGGCGGCGAGTTCAAGACCCTCAGAGAGGCCGCCGACTTTATCGTCATGCAGTCACACATCAAGGGCATCAACTGTCTCATTGGCCATGGATACGGCCCAGATGGCGGATGGTTCCCAATCTACGCATAGTCAACCAACCAACCGCGTGGCCCCGGCGATACGGGGCGCAACCTGAAACCTGAAAGGAAACTAACATGTGGAATAGCACCGACACCAAATCAATTCTTGAATACCTCACACCTTGCGGCCGGTACGGCTGGGGTAACCCAGGGCTAAGAGACCAGCCCTATGACGCGTTTGCGACATACGGCTTGCCGTGGGTATTTGGCTGTATTGAAAACCAGTCTATTGATGACCACAGGTACACCGACTTCACTGGTATCGACGGCCTAGCCGATTACCTGCGCTCAATTCTTAACCAGGCCACCGCCAAGCTTTCGGGTCGTGACGCCTTGATATTCGCGGCCGGTATGTACCAGGCCGCGGCCCCAAATCGCCCGCGACGCGCCAATTGGGGTCCCAAGACTCATGCGGCGTGCTGCCAGGCCATGGCTGACCTAATCATGCGGGAAACCCAGCTAATCGACTCGGATTCGCACCCGTGGGCCTATGCCTACTAACACCACCCAAACCCAACCCACAGGGGCCCTAGCGGGCCCCTCATTCGACGAAAGGATTTAACATGACTATCGACACCCAAGACCTGATTGACGCCGTACAGGCCAACCTAACGCCCGACCTGCTAAGCCCTCAGGAGCGCGCCCGCCTTGAGCCCTTTGACCACTTCACCACTGGCCATTGCGCCGTAGCGGCCGAGGCCCTGCTGCACTTGGTCCGCCGATACCGCACCGACCTGGCAGCCAAGCCAGTTTGCGCAACCTACCGCGAGACCCCAACCGGCCCCCAGCCGTGGCTCAAGGGCCAGCACGCGCCCGAGGACCGGCGTACCCACTGGTATGTCCTTAGCTCGCCTAAGCAGGCCCAATACACCTGGATAATCCTCGACCCGACCCGCGAGCAATACACCGCGCACGGTCTACAGCCGCCGTACTACCTCGGCAAGGGTCGCGGCTTCCAGGGCCGCCGTTCTGCCCACACGGGCCTACAGATGCCAACTAAGCGCGCCCGCGTTCTCATCGACCGGGCCGTTGCCTGCCTCAAAACCAAGTAACCCAAACCCTAACCGCCCGCGGGGGGCGCTCCCCCGCCCGTTTAACTTGAAACTTGAAAGAAAAGGAAACCAAACCATGACAAGCAACAACAAAACCAACCCAACCAACCTAGCCCCAGCTCAAGACGTCGATTTCATTTGCTCAATCGTCGAGGATATCGGCGAGGTATGCGACGGCGCAATCCGACCAGACGGCGTCGGATTCAACAAACCGGACCAGATATTTGTCGACTTAGTCAGGCGCTATCCCCGCGAGCGCTGGACCGCGGCCGATGTCGCGAGCGCGGCGGCGAATCTTCTCAAGTATCACGGCCAAATGCCCGCCGCCTCTCACAAGCGCCTCAAGGCCCTCGCGGCTGAGGATGCCGACCCGCGCGCTGTTCGAGTTATCGCCGCCCGTTGTCGCGCGGCTGAGCGGCTCAAGGTCGCGGCCCGTGGTGACGCGTTCCTTGTTTCTTTTCCGTACGGGTGCGAGGGGTTCGAGACGTTCAAGTCTACCATTAAATCGGCGGGGGGCCGGTGGCAGCCCTATGACAAGGTCTGGCAGCTTCCCCACGCGGCGGCGTCCATTGCGGCCGTTCGTACCCTGACAACCCAGCACCTATTCGGGCTGACAGGCGAGGCCCGCGAGTTGTTCGAGACCGAGCCCCTGCCCGCCTATCGCATCGAGGCCCGCGGGGATTCCCTCGCGGTTATCAGCCCGTTCGACCGCGCCGTTGTCGACACCATGCGTCTTATCAAGGGTCGCCGTTGGGACGGTGCCGCCAAGCTGAACATCATCCCGACAACGGCTGACCTCGGCCTCCTAGCGCCGTTCAATTTCGAGGTGATGCCTTGCGCCCGCAAGTTGATTGAGGAGAATCAAGCCGCAATGGTCGAGGCCGATTCGGTCACCTGGCACGCGTTCGACGCGTCAAAGCTATACCCTCACCAGGCGGCTGGCATCGAGTATCTACGCGGCCGCAAGTGTGCATTGCTGCGGGATGAAATGGGGCTAGGTAAAACCATTCAGGCCCTATTGGCATTGCCTGACAACGCCCGCGCCCTAGTCGTTGTCCCCGCGTCGCTTAAGTACAACTGGGCTGCCGAGTGCAACCGGTGGCGGCCTGACTTGTCACCTGTCATCCTAAGCGGCGGCGGGTCATTCCGGTGGCCCGAGCCCGGCGAGCTAGTGATTCTCAACTATGATATTCTAACCGATAAACCCGGCCGGGCACCCGGCGGCGTTGTCCTTGTCGCTGATGAGGTCCAGCTAGTTAAGAATAACAAAGCGCAACGCACTAAGCGTTTCCGCATCCTAGCCAACGCTGTAAGCCGTACCGGCGGCCGTCGCTGGCTGATGACGGGGACGCCGCTCCTAAGGAACCCGGCTGATTTGTGGGCGGTCATGCTCGCGGCGGGCATTCACCGCGAGGCGTACCCCTCAGGGTTCGAGACATTCGCTTATCAATGGGGCGGGCGTCACACGGGCTACCGGGGCGCGCTGGAATGGGACCACGAGAAGATTGACCCGATAGCAGGGCTGACGCTTCAAAGTGTCTCACTCGGCCGCTTACGCGCCAATGTCATCGACCTCCCCGCCAAGCGTCACGCGGTGCACACCGTAGAGGTACCCGACAACGTGGCACCACTAACAGACGAGGAACTCAAGACCCTCGAATCATGCGAGGACATTGAAGAGCTAAGAGGGAAGCCAATCTTCGAACGCATCGCAGCGGCCCGCGCCAAGCTGGCTCAGTTCAAGGCACCGCTTGCGCTCGACCTGGCCCGTGAAACGGTCGAGGGTGGCGGCGGCCCTATCATTGTCTTTAGCGCCCACGCTACGGCGTTGGATTCATTCAAGGCAATGGAGACGGCTTATTTCGTTGCGTTCAATATCCGCATCGAAACCCTCCAAGGCTCTGACAGTGCAGAGCGACGGGCTGAGGTTGTAGAGGCTTTCCAGGCTGGCAAGATTGATATTCTCGCCCTTACCATCGGCGTCGGGCAAGTGGGGTTAACCCTAACCAAGTCATGCCGGATGCTTTTCATCGACCGCGACTGGTCGCCCGCTGTTAACCGCCAAGCTGAAGACCGAATTAACCGAATCGGTCAAGACCGCACCTGCGACTATACCACAATAGTGGCGGCCCGTGGTGTTGACCGCCTAATCGCGGCGAGCATCGCACGCAAGGCAGAAATGATGAAACATGCTGAAGGCGTTGCTTAATCAAGTAACATGTCTTAACGTGCCAATAACCGGGGGCGGTCCGCCGCCCCTGAATAACAACAAAGAAACCAGAAAACCTTGAGGGGGTTTAACATGAAACTTGAAGATAAGACTCTACCGTATGTAATGGCCCATCGTTCACCGTGCGAGGAATATCAGGCACCCGCTTGCGGCGATGCATGGGGCACGCATGAGATCCTTGGGCACCTATTACACAAACTTGAAGACGACCTATGCGGGCTTAGCGGCTCAAAGGTCGAGGATGAAATCGATCTCCGCCGGGCTGAAATCCTGCGGACCGCGGCTGTTTATCGCGCCCGCAATGTCCGAGCGTTGGCGGCTGAGCTAGTCCAAAAGCTCGACCGATTAACCCTTGAGATTGAGGATGGCCCGGTCACCGACCTAGGCGTCTCAGACCTCCGAACCAAGAAAGGCGGCGAGCAATGAGGACATTCACGGAAAGGCAAGCAAAGTACGCAGCAATCAAGCAATATCTCAAAGATGAGCACGGTATTTGCAACCCACTAGAAAACAATCCTTGGCTCGTGTGCTCAAGCCTAGACCCTGAGTTTTATGATGCTTGCGTCTACGAAGTGGAAGGTGGCGAAGTTTTAGTCGTTACAGAGTCAGAGCGGGATGAGCGATGGAATGAAAGCCTAGAGAATTACATTGATGAATGCGTCTTGCCCGAGTTGCCTGAGATAGCCCAACAGTATTTCGACTATGAGAAGTGGAAACGCGACGCTCGATATGATGGGGCCGGGCATTGCCTGTCGCACTACGATGGCGTCGAGCATGAATACAAATTCGGCGACCATTGGATTTACATCTACCGTCAAAACTAAACCAAAACCAAAGGAGTGCAACCCATGAATAACTTCAATATCTTCAGACGAGAAAAGATAAATCTCCGGCATCAAAGCGAAATCAATCCCTCTACGGATGAGGCGTTTGAATTCATGAATGAAGCAACGGCACAAGAGTTAACACGGCTAATCAAGTCCCTGAGTCATGACGATATCGCAAGGGTATTAATTGATAAGATGCGACACTTAGAAATCCGCGGAAATTGTGCCGAGGAAGATGGCGCACGCTATATGGTAAGCGCCATAGCAGACGCATCTGAGTATGGCATAGAGTAAGAAACCCAAACTATCCGGGGCTTAGGCCCCGCCTTTTCTTTGGAGTCAAAGCCATGAAATGCGTCTGTTATACCGACCCCATCACCATTGAGATTAGCTTAGAGCACTGGACCCTTTACGTTGACACCTTCCCCGCGTGCCCGCTTGTTGATTGCGAGTGCGGGCTTCT